GGCCGTTTCGACCAACGTGGAAACCGCTATCACCGGATCAACGCCGGCATTCAGTATCGGCACGACCGCAGGCGGTGCCGAGATCGTTACAACGGTTGCGCTGACGGCAGGCAGCTTGAATACCGTGCCATTGGCTGCGCTGGTGCAACCGCTTGTGACCGATACCGACGTGTACGCCAACATCACCGGCACGGCGACCGGCGACGCTTACGTCATGGTGCAGTTCTATAAGTTTGGGCCGACCTGACATGGCGCGGATCACTTGGCTCGGCGAGGACGAGTGCGCCTGGAACAATGTGACGTTTCCTCCCGGCGTGCCGGTGGAAATCGCCGATCCGTACATGATCGGCAAGGCGCGGAATAATCCGTTCTTCCGGCTCGATGAAACGGTGTCCGGCCTCATGCCTGAGACATGGACCAACACACCGCCAGATGATCTTCCGCTCAAGCGCAAGCGCGGCCGGCCGCCGAAGGTGAGGGACAATGTGGATCAGTAACTACGGCGACCTCAAAAACGAATTGAAGGAATACCTGTTCAACAACCGCTTTGCCGCGCGCTATGACAATTATACCAAGATGTTCGAGGCCGACGCCAATAGCCGGCTGCGGGTGCGGCAGATGGAATTCACTGACGTTTTTGTTGTCACCAACGGCTTATGGCCGCTTCCGCCGGATTATCTGCTCTGGCGATCGGTGCTGTGGATACGGGGCGGCGTTGCGACACCTCCCGTTTCCCCACCATATCGAGACGTTACGGAGATGGATTATGTCCATCCCGCCTATCTGCATGCCGATGTGATCGACCGCAGCTATGGCAGGCCGACGGTATTCACCATCGAGGGCACTCAATTCAGAGCGCGTATTCCAACCACCGGCTCCGACGCCTACGAATTCCACTACTACGCAAAAATTCCCACGCTGATCGGCAGCGACTTAAACAGCAACTGGCTGCTGTCCGAATATCCCAACGCCTACCTGTTCGGGCTGATGATGGAGGCCGCAGGACAGGGCCGAAACGTGGAAATGGCGCAACTCTACAAGGCGCGCAGGGATGAGGTGTTTCAGGAAATCATCCAGTTATCCGCACTCACCACCGGCGCTACCAGCCCGAAGGTCCGCGTTGGGGAGTACTTCTGATGATGATCTTCGACCGCGACGGCAACGAAATCGTTGATATCCCGCTGTCCGAGAAGAACCAGCGCGTGCTCGATCACGACGAGGAAATCGTGATCATCTACCACACCCCGCAGATGCTGCGTTATGTCCTGGGTGAGAAGTCGGGGACATTCATGCTGCGCAAGCTCGGCGGGCATATCGTGGCGCAGGATGTCGTCGGCATTCGCGCCTACGCCGATCTACAGCGCGCCATCAAGGTTGCGCGGGAGCAGCACTGATGCCCGCAAAAAAGCTACCGGTGGAATTTGGCGAATGGCGACCGGACATCGCGGAACTCGACACCAAGTTCGCGAGTGAGGTGGAGAACGTCTTCGCCGGCGCCAATTCCTATCTGCCATTTCCATCGCTGCTGCCGTTCGGGACAGCCTTGCCGTCCAATGCGTGCGGGCTCTACACCGCCCGCAAGCTGGATGGCACCTGGAAAGTCTACGCCGGCACGCACACCAGGCTTTACACATGGACGCTGGCCGGATGGACAGATGTCAGCCGCACAGTCGGCGGCAACTATAACGTGGCGCCAGGCGACCTGTGGCAATTTGAGCAGACCGGCCAGCACCTTGTGGCAGTTCAGACCGGCGACGATCCGCAGTGGATTGATATAGAGAGCGGCGCCAATTTCACTGCGCTACCCGGCTCACCGCCGCGCGCCACCAACGTGAAGCAAATCGGCGACTTTCTGTTCTTGTCCGGGCTGGCAACCGCTGGGCTGTACAACAAGCGTATCATAATTTGGAGCTCCATTAACGACCCGACTGGATGGACCGTAGGTACTAACCTCTGCGACATGCAGGAATTCCCAGACGGCGGCCCGGTGCAAGGTATTGCCGGCGGTGAGATCGGCTACGTGCTGCAGGATCGCACCGTTCGCACGCTGCAGTTTCTGCCCGGCGATACCACGCTGATTTTCAGCTTCTCGCGGGTGCTGGATGATCGTGGCTGCGTGTCGAAATATGGCTTCGACAGCATCGGCAATGTTCTCTATTTCGTTAGCGAAGACGGCTACTATGCATTGAGCGGTCAGCAAGTCACGCCGATCGGCCAGGACAAGGTCAATGAGTGGTGGCTGGCGAATTCCGACGCGACCCGCCGCGGCGTCATGCATTGCATTGCCAGTGTGAACAAGCCGCGCGTCGTGTGGGTCTATCACGACAGTTCGGCCAGCGCGATGTACAACAAGCAACTGATCTTCGACTGGTCGATCACGCGCTGGGCGCGGGCATCAATCTTCGCCTGGATTTGGGGGCTAATGGCGTCGGTCAATCTTGACCTCGACACTGACGGCACCGAGCCGGGCGATGCCGACCTGGACAGCGCCGCATCATCGCTCGACAATCCGGCCTATGTCGGCGATCGACCGGCGGTCGGTGCCATCAACCCGGATGGTTATCTCTCGACACTGAACGGTCCCAACCTACCGGCGACCATGGAAACCGCCGAGGTGCATCTGGCGCCCGGTATGCGGACATTCGTCAGCGATGCTTATCCACTCGATGATGCCCGCGACGACGCCACCGGCACGCTCGCTGCCGGCACCCGGGAACGACTGCAAGATGCCTGGACCTGGGGCGTGCCGGTCATGATCGAAATCACCGGCTCGGCGGCGCTGTATTCGTCGGCCCGGCTGCATCGCTTCCGCCGTTTCATTCCGGCCGGCACGGTGTGGACACATGCGCAGGGTGTGCAAATCGAGGCGCAGCAGGACGGCACCGTGGCATGAACATATGGCAGCCGGCGCCATTCCGCATTGCGTTTGACGCTGCCCGTGACCCCTACACCGCGCGCAACGCGCTCGGCATCATCAGTTCCGGTGGCGGCGGTACGGTAACGTCAGCCACACCGCCGCTATCGATCAGCGGCGGCGGCGTGATCTCGATCGATCTGAGCGGTTACCAAACGGTCCCGGTAGCGTGGACGGCCTTTACGCCAACCTTGGCGGCTGGATCAGGCACGCTCACTTCGGCGGCCGCTACTGGGCGCTATACACGATCCGGTAAGAATGTGAGCTTCAGCACTCGTATCACCATCACGACCAACGGCACGGCAGACACTTACATCACCGCAACTCTGCCGGTGACAGCATTTGCTGCAAGCCAAGTGCTCAACGGCTACCACGAAACTTACACCGAGGTGATGTCGGCGGTGATCCTGTCAGGTTCTCCGACCGTCGTGCGGATCAAAAACTCGGCCGGCGAATACCCCGGCTTTGATGGTGCTGCACTTGTTATTTCTGGAACATATGAGGCCGCCTAATGCCGACCACCGAAGACATCCAATGTTGGAGCACAACGGCGCTCACCAACGGTACCGTTGACGCCGGGATCGGCTGGGCTGAAAACCAGGCACGCGCGAGCGTGAACAACTCCGCGCGCGGGATGATGGCGGCGCACGCCAAACATCGCAACCTCAACAACGGCTCGATCACGACCGGCGGCTCGGCCAACGCGCAAACGTTTACTTCGCCGGTCGGCTATGGCGTAGTTCCGACCGGGCTGCGCGCGCTGCTCAAGATCGGCTTTACCAATTCCGGCTCCACCACGCTCAACATGGACGGCATCGGCGCCGTTACTATCAAGGATCAGGCCGGTAACAACCTTGACGCCAACGCACTTGTCGCCGGCCGCTATGCCGATCTGCTCTACAACGGCACCAACTGGATACTGATGCAGAGTGCCACCGTGGCGCCCGCGCTCGACGCCATGGCGTACAACGGCATGCAAATCAACGGTGCGATGGAGGTGAGCCAGGAGAACGGGGTCGCGCCTATTCTGGTCACCAATAACCAGTTCTATATCGTGGACGGCTGGAAGGTTGCTTGCGGCGGCACGACGCCAACGGTGCGGGCAGAGCAGATTGTTGTCGCGCCGATCGGTTTCAATCGGGCTCTGCAAATACGCGCCACCGTTGCCAATGCGGCACCGGCCGCAACTGATTACTGCGCCTACATTCAGCACATCGAGGGCTATCGGATTTCGCGGCTGTGGTGGGGGCTGGCGCAAGCCTCGCCGATCACGCTCGGGTTTTGGGTGTTCAGCACCATAACCGGAACATTTTCCGGCACTGTACGAAACGGCATAACTGCCAATCGCAGTTACGCGTTTACCTATGTGGTCAACGCCGTCAGCACCTGGGAATACAAGACCGTGACCATTGCCGGCGATACCACGGGAACGTGGGTAACCGACAACACAGCCGGGATGTCCATCACCTTCACTGCCATGTCGGGCACCACCTATCTCACCGCGCCCAATGTATGGACCGCTGGAAACTTCCTAGGCGCGACCGGCACCAACAACCTAGTGAAGAACACGACCGACCTGATGGTTATCACCGGCGTTGTCTTGTTGCCCGGCACTGGTGCGCCATCGGCAGCACAGTCCTCGCTGATCACGCGGCCGTTCGATCAGGAGCTGCAGACATGTAAACGCTACTGGGAGAAAGTACGGATTTACAATGTTTCGTATTCAACGTCGGGCACGGGAGTGATGGGAATGGCGGTGCGGTTCCCGGTCGAGAAACGCAGCGCGCCAACCTCGACCTTGGTCGCTAATGCGTTTTCCAATGCCACGTTTCTTTCGACGGCCGCAAACGCGACCGAGGTGCAGTGTATTGGCAGCGTAACAGCAACCGGAACGTATATTCTGGACGCGACATTCACCTGTGATGCGAGGTTGCCGTGATGGCCGACTATCAACTCACCTCGACCGACATCGTGATCCGCACCGAGGATCAGGCCTACATTCCCAATGATCCGACCAATGGCGATCGCATGGCGTATGACAAGTGGCTGACGGACGGCAACACGCCCGATCCATATGTGCCGCCGCCTGCGGATACAACGCCGGCACCGCAAACGCAGGTGCTGTACGATCACGAAAACCGCCTGCGCTCGATCGAAGGCACGCCACCGCTGACGCTCGGCGACTTTGTGCAACAACGGGGCCTGTGATTGCGTCTGGAACCAGTGCCGCATGCTTTGTTGGCTGATTTAGCGCCGCTGTGGTTGCCATTCCTGCCGTCGATCGCGCGGCGCTCCAAGGAGAGCGTGCAGGAACTGTATCGCAAGGTCATGGACCGCGAGGTGTGGCTGACGCTGGTCTGGGATGATGCCACCAACAAGCCGGTGGCACTCATCGGCGTGCGGTTTCACATGCGCGGGCCGGACATGATCGCCGAGTGGCTCTGGATGACTGGACACAATCACAGGGCCTGGATCGATCTGCTGCCCGAGTTCGAGCAATTGCTACGAAAGGCCGGCGCGGTGGAAATCCGCCCGCTGTGCCGGCCGGGCTGGGCCAAAATTCTCAAAGCCGCAGGCTACAAGGTCACGCACATACAACTGGAGAAATCGCTCCATGAGTAGCTCAGGACAGACTCCGGTCACGCAATCGCAAAGCAGTGATCCCTGGTCGGGCGCACAGTCACATCTGACAGATTTGTACACCCGCGCCGGTGACCTCACCGGCGAGGTGCAGGGCTATAATCCATACCCGGGCGATCTGCAGGCGCCGTTGGACCCCACTCTAGCGCAGGGGCTCAACCAATCGTACCAAATCGCCTCGCAGTCGCCGTGGGGCACCGAGGGCGTCAATGCCGCGCGCTCGTATGGCACCAGCATGGAGCAACTGGGCGGCCTGACGCCTGACATGGCTAACACCGCCAACATGATGCAGAATGTTTACGGCCAGATGGGCAACACTGCTGCCGGTTATGCCCAGCCCTATAATTCACTGGCCTCCATGTATCAGGAAGCATCGGGCCAGCAGAACCCCTACCTGCAGGCGATGCTGGACACCAGCAACCGTCGCATCAGCGACAAGGTGAATTCGTCGGTGTCGGGGGCCGGGCGCTATGGCTCCGGTGCGCACACAGATATTCTCGGACGCTCGTTGGCCGAGGCCGCCGACCCAGTGTTGGCCCAGGACTACACGCAGCGGCAACAAACGAAATTGGCTTCGCTGCAAGGAATGCAGGGCGCGCTGCAGGGGCAACAGGCTGCACTGCAAGGTCAGCAAGGCGTTGCTGGGGGCATTGGCAACATTTACCAAAATGCGAGCGACAGTGCTGGCAAGTGGGCGCAACTCATGCCGACATTGGATCAAGCGCAATACGCGCCATCCGAGCAGATCCAGAACTACGGCAATTTTTACCAGGGCCGCAGCAATCAAGACCTCGCCAACCAAGTCGCAAAGTGGAACCAAGAGCAAAGCAAGCAGTGGGAAAACCTGCAGCGCTATGCCGGAATTCTCAGCGGCTCGGGCGCGCTTGGCGGCACCAAGACGACCACCACCACGCCGGCGCAAGCCTCGACCTTGCAGAAGGTGCTCGGCGGCGGCTTGGCGGGTGCCGGCGCCGGTTCGATCTTTGGCGCGCCGGGCGCGGCGGTCGGCGCCGGTGCTGGCGGCTTACTCGGACTGCTCGGGTAAGCCATGCCGACCCTGTTGGATTATTTCCGACCGCAACCCCGGTCGATCGATCCGTTCGGGTCGTTCAACGGCCGAGTGACCTACTATGCTCCCGGCCCCGGCGACCGCATGGAAGGCGGCTTCGAAACATCGCGGCCAAATCCGATAACCGGCAAGAGCGTTCCGGCCACGCTCGATAATTATCGGCTGGGATATTCTCCTTTCGTGACGTTGGCAGGCGATCCCTCCCGCTACGGCCAAGCCGTCAACATGGGTCCGCTGACCTACACCAGCCCGATCGACCAGAAATCCTACACGCTGCCCGATGTGACGGGAGTGGTTCACGACACTGGTTCGGCGTTCAAAGGGCGTCCCGACAAACTCGATGTCGCAGCCGGCGATTATCGCGGCTGGAGCCCGCAGGCGGCCTCGGCAGCGGTGCAAGCCGACGGCGGGCGGCGAACGGTTACGCCCGTGTCCATGCCACAACGGCCTTCTGGCATGGACATGGAATTCGATCCCTGGACCGGGCAAGCCCCCCCGGGTGGCGCCGTTGATAGTCCCGCCGAGGGCCCCACCGCCGTTGCATCAGGGCCACCACAGCAGAGGCAGAAGACAATGCCGCAATCCCTCATGGACATGTTCCAGCCGACCGACGCGGCCGGTGATCCGACAACCTTTGACAAGGCGATTGCCGGCCAACGTCAGGGCCTGATCGGGTTCGGGCTCGGGCTGATGGCGCCGGCATGGGAGGGGCAGACCCAATGGGGCAATGCGCTGCAGGGCTATCAGCGCGGCGCTGCCCTCGATACCCGGCAGGCGTCAGATGCAGCGAAACTGAAACACCTAAAGGCACAGGACGCGCGGCAAGCACTGCAAGATGCTCTAGCAGCGCAGCGCGACGCGCGCGACTACGGCCTGCGCGAGCGGCAATTCAAAGCAAGCCAGGAGGTTAAGCCGACGGTCCATTGGACTGCCGAC